TCGCCTCGAAAGGGGGAAGTAGATGCCAGCCGGAGGACTGCCCTATCCCTCGAACGGGGGAGGCGGGCCACGGGTCGATCCGACGATGGGCATGGGCCTGGCCCCCGCGCCCGGCGCCGCCGCCGGCGGACCGAAGCCCGCGGGCGCGGGCACGAAATCAGGCGGGGCGCTTGCGAAGGGCAACGCCTTCCTCCAGGCGCTTCGCTCCGCGCCGCCCGAGGAGTTTGGACCCGCGGTCACGAACTTCGCCCAGGGACTCCAGGGCGTGATCGAAGAGAAGTACGGCCAGTCGTTGGGCGCAGGCCCGATGGCCCCGCCAGGAGCGGACGCGGGCATGGGACTTCCCACCGCCGTCCCGTCAGCGCAAACCAGTTTCGCCGAGCGGGGACTCCCCGCCGCGATCTAGAGGAGAGACGCCCTTGCCACTACCAGGGAAGCGTCCGGAAGGTGAGGCTCCGAACGCAGAACCCGCTCCCGCGTTCACCCAAGAGCAGGTGAACGAGCTCCTGGCTGAGAACAACCGTCAGTGGCAAAGCCGACTGACGCCGATCCAGCAGGAGCGGGCCGAGCTTCGGCGCGAAGTCGGCCACCTCGCAGGGAAGTTTGAGGCTTTCGTCGAGGAACAACGCGCAAGCCGAAGCCGGCAGGAGCCAGTCACGCCTCCGAAGCCGAACTTCGACGGCATCACCTCGGGAGCCGATCTCGAGGCCGCGATGGAATGGAAGATCAGGGCATACGAAGCCGAGCGCGAACGCACGGCGGAGCCGTACCGCCCCGAGCGGTACGAACCGTCGGAAACGGAGGCCAGGATGGAGGACTTCCTTCTCGAGCAAGAGCTGGCCAAAGTGCGGCAGGCGTATCCCGGCGTGACCGAAGAGCAAGTGAGGCAAATCGTCCAACTCGGGGTCGACACAGGGAACGGTGCCCTCGACTACCTTGCCTACCGCGTCCTCGGGACTACCGATGCGTGGAAGCAGCAGGGCAACGGTCGAGCGGGCGCCGATGACGATCCAGACGAAGAGCCTCGCTCTCCGCGGACGGCGGTTCTGGCCGGCAGAGCACGAGCGCACGCCCAACGACAAGCCCCGAAGACGATCGAGTTGAAGAAGGGCATGGCGGGCTATCGGCAGGCCGGTGAGATCGCAGCCGAGTTTCTACGAGGGCGCGGCCACTCCTAACTAGGAGGGACCGCCCGTGGCAGTCACAATCGACGAAATCTCGGCTCTGACCGAGAAGCTCTACCTCCCTATCATCGCCGACAACTTCTTCGACTCGAACCCGCTGCTCGCGCGCATGCACGAGCGCGGGCTCAGGAAGGATGGCGGCACCGCGGTCCACGCTCCGCTCCTCTACGCAGCGACCGGAGCGGCTGGAGCCATCCGCGGCTTCGAGCCGATGACAATCGACCCCGATGACCAGATCACCGCGGTCGACTTCGGCTGGAAGGAGTACTACGCGGCGATCGTGCTCTCGAAGCGCGAGATGCTCATCAACTCGGGCGTGGCGCGGAAAATCTCCCACCTCGAAGCCAAGAGCCAGGTCTCGGAGATGACCCTCCGAAACCTGATCGGCGTCGGGATGCAATCGGACGGGCTCTCGACCCGCTTGGTCGAAGGGCTCGAGGCGATCGTCCAGACGACCGGCACCTACCCGAACACCTCCGCCGGCGACAACACGATCGGCATCGACTGCGGTGTCGAGACGTGGTGGCAGGCTGCCTTCCGGGGCACCTCGACCGGGCTCATCGGCGCTGCGATCGGCGCGGACGGAGCGAACGCCGCGCGGGCGCTCCAGGTCCTCACGGGCCGGGCATCGGAAGCCCCCTTCGGGCCGACGATCTACCTCACGACCCAGGAGGGCTTCAACCGGATCCACAACGGCATGACCGTGGTGGGTGCGGCCGGCACCGGGACCGGGGGCCAGCAGGGCATGTTCACCGATGCCCACTTGGCGTCCCTCGGCTACGAGATCATCAACTTCCGCGGGAAGCCGATCGTTGTGGACTCGCACGTCCTGGTCGGCGCCGGCGGCGGCACCGACCCGCGGCTCTACGCGCTCAACGAAAACTTCCTCGACCTCGTGTCGCACGAGGAAGAGGACTTCGTGTTCGAGCCCTACCGCATGCCCGTGAACCAGAAGGCGATGGTGGGATACGTGTTCTGGACCGGCGCCATGATCTGCAACAACCGGCGCTTCCAGGCCACACTCACTTCCTTCGCGTAAAGAAAGGGGAGGAACACGATGGGCTACACCGACACGGTAGACAGCCTGAGCGGAACCGGAGCTGCGGGCCTCGCGTCCGCGGCGTCGGCTGCGGGCCGCCTGGCGCTCGAAACGGAAACCTGGTACGTCGCGTCCTCGGCCGGGGCGCCGATCACCGTCACGGACGGCGACGTGATGGCGATCGACGTTACGGCGCTCGCGGCGGCCGTGCGCGTCAAGTGCGCTCGGCGGTGTGCTGCGACGACGGACGTTCCGGTCGGGGTCGCGTTCTTGAACGCGCCGGTCACAATCCCGCAGACGACCGCCGCCGGCGATCTCGTGGTGCCGATCCTCGTCATGCGGCGAGGGTTCCACAACGCGGTCAACGTGGCGACGGGCGGCGCCGCCGGGCAGATGGTGGGAACCTCCGCGACCGTCGGCCGAGGCGCCGTCCCGGTCGCCGCGGGCGCGCTCGTCGCCGGCGTCCAGGAGGCGAACCTCGTCGGAGTCACGCTCGGGGCTGCGGCCGCGAACCTGGCGCCGATGTGGGTCTGCTGCCAGTTCGGATAGAAGTTCCGAGGCATGCCGGGGACGGGGCTTCGGTCCCGTCTCCGGCATGAAATCCGAGAGGAGGGCCCGGTGAGCGTTTCGCCGATCTTTATCCAGGACAAAAAGAGCACCTCGCGGGTGGCCCAGGCGCCAGTCGTGGGGATCAACGATGAGCTCCCCGGCATTAATCGTTACCGCTGGTTCCGCGCCGCATCGCTCATCACCCCGGGTCAGTGGGTTGGCTTGAACATGACCGTGAGCGACCTCCACACGGTCCTGCCCGTGCAGAACCCGGCGCTCGTTCTCACCTTCGCGATCGGGGTCGCGGTCGATGGGGCGACAGGCGGCGAAGCCTCCGCGGGGAAGCTCGTCAAGGTGCAGATCGCGGGCTTCCATCCGGCCGCCTCTGTCACGACAGGCGGCGCTGCCGGATGGTGGGCCGTCCTCGGCGCCACGGCGGGGCGGGCTGACGCGATCGACCCCACGGCGCTCACGCCGACCGCGGCCGAAGTGCGCGGGCTCGGCGATCGAGTGGGGATGCTTCTCGAAGCGGCAGCGGCCAATCTCGCATCCGTCTGGATCTTCCCGCGCCTCTGATGGCCGCAACGGCGCGGGTGACAGTCAAGGGCCGGAGATGGCTCCAGGTCACGCCCGAACGGCGGGCGCTCGTTCTCGATTGCTCGTTCGAGATCCTGGACCCGGCGCCCGTCTTTCAACTGAACGAGGCGATCCGCTACCCGCCCGGCGTCTTTCAAGGGATGACGCAGCAGCAAGCGATCGCGGCGATCCGGGACAACGGGATCGGCGGGGTTCCGTCGCTCACCGCGATCGCGCTAGGTCTCATCGACGACTGGAACGCTTCGGCCCCTATCCGAGGCGTGAACTTCCCGATCGTGTTCAATCCGTGAGGGGGGCGCGTGGCAACGTGGCGAGGGATCCTCACCAGGGTCGAGCCGATCACCGGCCGGCGGCACATTCTCGGCTTCCGGCTCTTCGTGACCTTCGAGATCCTCGACCCGGGCGTCGTCCACCGCACGGACGAGGCATGGGACTACAACCTGGGCTGGATCGAAGGCATGACCCCGCTCGAGATCCGGAACTTGGTGCTCGACCAGGGCGGCCCCGTGATCGACGTCGGCCCGCCGGCCCCACCCGGAACCTTCACTGCTCCTGATCCGCCACCGCTTCGCGACCGCGGAGCCGCGATCCTTGCCGAGTGGCAGGCCGCGAACGGCCCCTCCGGCATCACCCTTCCCGTCTCTTTCACCGTGCCATGACCTTCGTCGCCGGACATAACCCGACGAATCTCGAGGGGTTCGAGTGGGCGGACACCGAGGCGCCGCGGAATAACGAGATGGCGACCGCGAGCGCCGCCGTGGTGGCGTTCGGGCGCACGGGCTCCTACTCGCTCGAGGTCTTCCCGGGCACGTCCGAAAACTACATGGAGATTCCGCTCCGGTTCGCTTCGAGCGGCGAGGTCCACACGGCTTCCGACTTCCAGTACGTGTCCGCCCGCTTCTATGGCCAGCTCGCCGGGAACTCGCTCGCCTCCGAGGGCATCTTCTTCACTCTCTGCAATGGTGCGCCGGCGTCTGTCATCGACCGGATCTGGCTCAGCTTCAATTCGGCCGGCAAGATCCTCATCAAGGACGGCGGCGGCACGCTCGCCGGGCCTTCGACGATCGCGTGGACTGGCGGTAGCTGGCACCTCCTTGAAGTGTTCGCCGGCCCGACCGAGATCACGGTGCGGCTCGATGGAACCGAGGAGCTCACGGCGACCGGCAGCTTCCAGGCTTACGACTCTTGCATGTTCGGGGCGCGCGTGGCGCAGACGGGCGGCTACTTCCTCTTCGTCGACGACTTCATCACCGAGACCTCAGTGACCTCCGCGACCGCGATCGACTGGCCCGGCCCCGGAGCGATCGAGCGGGTGCTCCAGGACTCGGACGTGCTCGACGGGTCCTTCCTGAATGAAGCCGCGTCCGCGACCAACCTCTACCAGTCGATCGACGAGACGACCGCGCCCGATGGCGATACGACCTACGTCCGCTCGACGACCGCCCAGGACGCCTACCGCGTGGGATTCGAGACGGCGGCCTCCGCCGGCGTCTCGGGCATCATCTCGGCGGTCAAGGTGCAGACGCGCGCACGGAACGAGGCTACGAGCCCGAACCTCGCAACGCGAGTGCGCTCGACGGCCGGGACGGACTCCGACACCAGTAACCAGAACTTCGCTCTCGCCTACCAGGCAAGGCAGTCCGTCGTGTTCAAGACTCCGCCCGGTGCGGCCGCGGGAACGGACTGGGCAACAGCCGACATCGACGCGCTCGAGGTGGGCGCGAAGATCGGATCGAACGTCGCGACAGCCGTGCGGGTCACGGAGCAAGTGGTCCAGGTCGATTTCAACACGGGGACCACCCCGTCGACCTTTCGGGCGAAGGTCAACCCCGAGACGCTCGGCGGGAAGCTCGCTCTGATCCCGGGCGACGTGGTGGGGGCATAAAGCGATGTGGCTCGGCTACTGGCCCGTCCTCGGATCGCCGCTCACGCTTACGGTCTACTACCAATTCGTCAATACGACGGGCTCGGCGGCGGCACCCACGTCCCCGACCTACCGGGTCTACGAGGAGATCACCGGCACAGCGATCCTTAACGGCTCGCTCACGGCGCTCGACGGCACGAACGCGCTCGGCGTTTTCTATGCCCAGATCACCGTCTCTTCGGCCAACGGCTTCGAGGACGGGAAGGTCTACGTCGTGCGCGGCACGGGCACGATCGACGGCGAGACCCCGGCCGGGATCCACACCTTCCGCTGCGGCCCGGCGCCGGCGGACGCGATCCAAGTCTCGAACGACCCGACTGTGGCTGACAACCTGGAAGCCGCGTTCGAGACGGGCGGCTCGAACACGGTCACGATGCGGCTCCTCCAGCTCTCGTGCATCAACTCGGGCGGGGACGCGATCGTCGCCCAGGCGACGGGCGGAAACGGGCGCGGCCTCTCGGTGATCGGTCACGGCACGGGCGAAGCGGCGCGCTTCAACGGCGGCGCCGTGTCGGGCGTCGCGGCGCGCTTCCTCGGCATCAATGGGACAGGTGGGGTCGCGGTCCTCGGCGGCTCGACGGACGGAATCGAGGGGCAAGGCGTCGGCACGGGCTGTGGCATCAACGCGGCGAGCGGTGTCGGCGCGGGTGCGGCCGGGATCCGCGCGCAATCGCTCTCGACCGCCGGTGGCGGCGGCCCCGGCCTTCAAGCGATCGGCAAGGGCGGTTCCCCGGGCATCTTTGGCGATGGCGGCTCGGGCGGTGGCGACACGGGAGACGGGATTCGCGGGCGCGGCGGCAACGGGGGCGGACACGGCGGGCACTTCTTCGGGGTTGCCACGGGGACTCACGGTGTTAGGACCCTTGGTATCGGCGCCGGCGACGGGCTCAGGAACGAAGGCGGCGCTTCGAGTGGTGCGGGCCTCCGGAATATCGGCGGCGCACCGAACGGGCGCGGCGTGTCGAACGAGGGCGTGGGCACGGGCGCCGGGATGCGCTCCGCCGGCGGCGCGACCGGTCACGGCCAGCACTCGGTTGGCGGCGCGACTTCGGGGCACGGCGAGTACTCGCAGGCCCTTGGGAACGGCGACGGCGTGCGCGGCGAGGGCGGAGCCACCGCCGGGAACGCGGGCCTGGTTGGTTCCTCCGGGGTTGGCGGGCCGGGCATCAAGGGCATGGGTGATGGCGCCGGGAGCGGCATGGAGCTCACGGGCGGCGCCTCGGGCGGTGACGGGCTCCGCTCGACGGGTGGCTCGGGCGGTCACGGGTATCACGGCCTCGGCGGATCGGTGAACGGCATCGGCGCGCGTTTCGCCGGCGGCGGCGGCAATGCTTCCGGGCTCGAAGCGCAAGGGGTTGGGGTTTCGCCCGGCGCCCTCTTCCGGGGTGGGGCTACTAACGGAGACGGTCTCAGGCTCGAGGCATTGGGCACTGGCAACGCGCTCGAGGCCGTCGTGGTGTCGGGCGAGCCCCTCTCGCAGAACATCGAGGATCAGCTCGTGGCCGCGGTCCCATCGGCAGCGGCGATCGCCTCGGCCGTCGCCAACTTCTCGATCGCCGGGCTCGCGCCGTCGACGCTCGGCGGAGCAACGCTCCTCGCGCGGAAGTTCATCACCAACCGCTACCTTATCGACGAAACGGCTTTCACCTGGACGCTCTTCGACGATGACGCGGTGACGCCGCTCCTCGTGTTCGACTTGAAGGATCAGCTCGGGAACCCGTCAGTCAACGAGCCCTTCGAGCGGGTGCCGGCATGAGCGTCGGTCTCATCAACACCTTCGGCTATGGGCCGCGGAGGCTCATCAACACCTTCGGCTACGGCGGCCCCTCGCTCGCCCCGATCGTGATCTGGACGGAATCGGCATGCCAGGGAGCGCCCGGAGGCTGGCACGAAGGCGGCGCCGGCGCCTCCCCTGTCTGGAGCGAAGGCCAAGGCGCCGCTACCGGATGGACAGAGGCGCCGGCGCCGCCGCTCACCAACTGGGACGAGGATCCGCCGGGCGGCGAGTCCTTCTGGGAAAGGACGGGGAAGTAGATGGCTCCACTCATCCTGACCGCGGGCGACATGATCGCAGAAGTACGCGCGAACGTCGCAGAGCCCGGAGGCTCGGGCGGAGACTTCTACACGGAGGCGGAGCTCCTCCGGTGGCTCAACTTGGGGGCCCTCGACCTTTGCACGCGCGGACACCTCCTCACCTCCGACTCGACCGCCGACTCGGTGATGGGGCAGAAGAAGTACGGGCTCCCCAACGACTTCATCCTCGCGGAAAAGGTGTTCTACGACGGGCGCGAGCTCGTGCCGGTCGAGCTCCACCAGCTCCTCACGATCACCGACCACGCGGGGCTCGACGCCCAGGGCGCGGTCGAGCACTACTACGTCCGCGGTGCTTCGGACTCGCCGCTCTGCCTCTTCCTCTGGAAGGTGCCCTCGGCGGCCGTGGTCGCCGGGATCCACCTCTTCTTCGTCGCCAAGCCCGAGGCCATGACGACCACGGACTCCGTGTTCGGCCTCTCCTCCGAGTGGGCGAACGCGGTGATCCTCTACGCCTCCGCCCGCGCCCATCGGAAGCAACGCCAGCTCGGCGACGCGCGCGTGTGCCAGGAGGAGTACGAGCGGCTCGCGGCCGAGGCGGAGAGCCGGCGCGGGATTTCGCACCACGTCGACCAGCCGGTAGACACTAACCCTTGGGAGACTTGGGGCATGCGCCAGCCGAGGACCTGGTGAACAACGAGTTCACCCGCGACCTGACCGACTTCTCCGACGGAGCAAACTCCGATGCGTCCTCGTTCTCGATCAAGGACTCGGAGCTCGTGGTGCTCGACGCCGCGGGCTCGATCCTCTCGAAGAACGTGCGCCCGGATCCGCTCGGCCCGATCGCGGGGCGCCTCGGCACCGACCTCTTGAACGCTGCGACCGGCTACAACGTCTCGGCCGCGGGGGACATCAACTTCCCGATCAAGATGATCCACCGCTACCACCGCCAGGACGGAACCCACCGGCTCGTCATGACGGCGAACACGCGGTGCTTCTCGGTCCTCACTTCCGACTACCTGACCCCGACCAACATCCCGCCCTCGGGCGGCGCCGGCACGGACCCCGCTTTCGCGAACGCCTCGAGCCAGACGGACGTGAACGTCCAGTGGGAGTCCCTGACCTTCAAGGACTGGGTGTACTTCACTTCGGGGCTCGCCTTTCCCCGGCGGACCGACGGGGCTTTCGTCTACCGGGTCGGCGAGGACGTGACCGCCGTCACGACCGCGCCCGCGCTCATCGCCGGCACGATTCCGGCCGGCACCTACTACTACCGGCTCTGCCGGGTCTACGTGGGCGGGCTCGGAGAGAGCCCCGTGTCGGCCGAGTTCTCGTTCGCGCTCGGAGCTCCTGGCGGGATTCAACACACGATGCCCGCGCTCGAGCGCGCAGACCAGGCGAGCTGGGCCCTCTACCGCTCGGCCGTCGGGCAGCAGGGCGGGCCCTACTTCTTGGTCGCGACCGGGATTCCACCGGGGGCCTTCAACGACACCTTCCTCGAGTCCCAGCTCGGGAGCCGAGTCGACATGACGCGCGTTGAGCCCGCGCCCTCCGCCTTCTGCGCGATCCACCATGAGCGGCTCTGGCTCGCGCGGATCACCGACTCCCTCACGATCCCCACGCGCTCCTACTTCGACGTGCAGTTCTCGGATGCGAACCGGCCCGACCAGTTCCCGGCCGAGTTCCGGCTCCGCTTCCCGAACCCTTCGGGCGAGCCGCTCCGCGGGATCGCAAGCTACGGCGGCGTCCTCTATCTCTTCACGCTCAACTACCTCTTCGCCGTGGTGGGGACCGGCGTCGAGCGCGGCTCGTCGGTCCTCATTCCCGACTACCGCGTGGTGCCGCTCGGGCGGGGCCCCGGCGCCATGAGCCAGCGGACGATCCAGAACCTGAACGGCGTCCTCTTCTTCACCAACAAGAAGGACATCTGGCGGATGGAGGGCGGGAAGGTCGAATCGGTCTCGGAGTTCCGGATCCGGA